ATACTTTCTGCGGCTGTATTGTATGCACCACGGCCAACATCTTTCAGTGCACCTAGTGTTTCCATAGGGTGCAACAATGCAGCGGCGGTGCCAGAGAATACATCACCTACGTCACCCATAGCATTTTTCTTAAAGCGCGAGTAAACGCTATCTTGTCCGTCATACCATGGCAGGTTGACATAATCAGCTGGTGTTGTTTGAGGTTTTGCAACAGGTGCAGCTTTTGGCGCGGGCGAACCACTGACTGTGACATCTTTGTCAAAATCATCCGACGATTTTGAACTTTGCGCAGAAGTATCTACCTTTAAGTCTGGTATTGATACATCTTTATCAAAGTCCTCAAATGAAACGGGGTTAGGTTTGCCCATAACCTTAATTTCCTCTTACATACTGATCTAAATCTTTGCTGCCAAATTTGCGCTCAAGATAATTTTCTGGCAACTGATCACGCGGCAATAAGAACAAAGGTTTGCCCTTATGTTGCGCAGATAAATATTGTTCCAGTGCGCCTTGATCTCTTAGGTATTTGCGCTGATCAACATCATCTTGGAACGCTGTTTCAAGATTTTGTGCAAGATACCCAGATCTGTTATACTTATGTTGTTGCATAAGCTCATTCTTGGCCTCATCCATATAATTTTTAAGTTCAATAGCGGGCCTATTTGCTGCTAAGTTACCAGCTAACAGTTTAATTGCAGCCGAGCGTGGGATGTTCATGTTGGGTGTCCAATTGCGAACATCTTCCAATGATGCATTGGCTTTTTGCCCGGCACCAGAGGTTAAGTTAAGCGCGGATAAACCAGCAAGTTTGTTAACAGCTGTGCCTTTATCAAGATCATCTGGGTTAATTAGATACTCTTGATATGGCTTGCCGTTAATTTTTCCGTCCGATCCGGCAATAGTTCGTACAGCATCATTTGCACGTTCCGCTATGTATTTTTTGTAATCATACAATGCACCACCAGCTAAGAATCCAGTTTCCGGTGTTTGGTTAATCTTATCAGCCAATTGCGTCATCATGCCATTTTGTTTTCGGGCGATTGCGGCGTTGTTGTTGATTTCCAATTCTTTAGCGTCAGAAATAGCTTTCTGCTCTTTCCAACCTACGCCAAGCATACCAGTGTAATCATTAGCCAAAGCTCTACGACCAGAATCGCCTAATAAACTGGGCTTAGTGGTTTCTGGTGTTGCACCTTGTGCTGTTGGTGAACCAGTTCCCGTTGCACCACTTGGCGCAGCACTTGTGGGTTGGCCAGAAGTTGGACTTGCGTATGGTGCGCTAGATGTTTCACCTTGGAATGGAATATCTTCGCCTTTTTCACGCCGATCTTGCCATTCCTGTAAAGACATAGTGCCTTTATTGGCTGTATGTACCACATAAACATCGCCAACTTTTTGAATTGCACCTGCTCGGATACCAGCATTGATTCTATCAATATTTGCCGCACCAAGCCTTGCTTGTGTTTCAGCTTGCTTCTGTTGAACGCCAAGGCCGCCCATGCCTTGGTAAACATCAACACCGGACGTGATACCGCTGCCGATTGCACCAAGAAGTGACCGATTAGGCGAAGCCAACATGCCACCTAAGCCGCCGAGAAGCGCAAGTTTTGTTTGTTCTGACAAGCCACCTTGCTCTTCGGACTTAGCCAAAGAACCAATGCCGGGGATTTTCTGGATTGCCCCTAAAGCACCAGTATCTAATGGTTGCAATGTTTTCTTTGTTGCAAGCCCAGCCGTTGTTTGAGGCTGGTACATATCATAGTTACCTTCGAAGTCGGGGTCGCCGGGCTTATGGAACGATGTGGCCCCAAACAATTTACCTTGGCCCCAATTAGGAGCTTTCCGACCCAGAGCAGATTGTGCCGCCGGTGCAAAGAAGTGCGTTGCGCCACCAGTCGGGTCATACTGCTCATTTTCGTATCGACCCAGAGCCTCTGCAGCCATTTTGTAGCGCGGACTATTGGGATCAATTTTTAACGGATAGTTAGGCGCATCGGGGTTACTCCATGGCTCAAACTGGTTTTTAGCCGTAACCACAGACTTATAATCATCACCCCACTTACCAGACTGAAGGCGATTACCAACCACGGCTGCAATACCAGCTGTTTCATCGGGGTCTTTAAAGCCAGATTCAGACGCAATTGTGCGAATAGCCAAATCACGATCGTCATATCCAGCCAGAGTATCTTTGCCGACAGTACCGCTTCCATCGCCAGTATTACCAGCATGATGTTCACGTGCACCAGCAAGACCATCAATGGCACCACCAAATGCTGCAGCGGTAAAGCCCAGATATGGGGCCGCTTTAGCAAAGCCCATACCTAAAGAGCCAAGACCACCAAGTAAGCTGCCGAGGCCACCACCGCCGCCGCCTCCACCGCCGCCACCTTGGGCAACGGCAAGTTTCGCTTGCGGATTGTCATCCGGAATGGTCATTTTGCCTTGATGTTTGAGCAAATCAACATCTTTAGGCTTATCAATATCAGCCTCTTGCTGAGGCGGAGGCATATTGTCATCATCTACGCTACCATCAGTAGCATAGCCAATTCGACCCCCTCTATTTTCTTCAAATTTCCTCATGTCATCCACAGACATGGGTTGTCCATCGGAACCACTAACATAGTTTTTGCCAGTATTATCAGATGTTGTAGAAGGTGTCGCGTTTGCTGATTTAGTTGTATCGCCCGAAGACCAATCTTTAACGCCTTGTGCCGCACCAAGCAGACCGGATCCGCCAGTGTATTGCCCAGTTTTAGTGTCTTTGACACCACGGCTACCAATGCCGCCCAAATCTTTGATGGCTGACGTTGTTTGAGACAAACCACTTTGCTGGCGTTGCGGTGTAGGTGCCACCATCAAGTTGCGATTTGGCATAGAACTTGTCATAATATTGCGCTGCGTAGGCACAAGCCCGGCTGCACCTTGAGCCGCACCAGCTGCACCATATGGATTAACTACCTGTCTGCCCATCAATTGCTGCAACAATGCGCTCTGATCCGCCCCAGCCAAGCCACCGATGTCAAAGTTTTCGCGCACATTGTCATTGATAGCTGCGCCACCCATCGACGCTAGGCCGCCTTGATAGAAATGGCCACGGTGGGCTGCATCCTTCGTGGCCTCATCATAGTCAACTGTCTTGATGCCGTGATAGTCACCGACTGCATGCGGGTGATGTTTTTCAACGTCCTGCGCCGACAGACCGATCTGCTTGGGTCCATGTTCGCCTTTATAGCGGAACTTGATGATCTTTTGACCGTCATAGGTCTCACCGATTTGCTCAATGTCTTCCTTGACGCGCTCGTCCGAGAAGAACCCACCAGACTGCTGTGTGGTTGTCGTCGAACCAGAGAGAGCGCCAGTACCTTCGGCAATGTTTGCCAAGAACTGCGTGACTTGGAACGGATAGGATTGCTGCTGCAGGAACTGATTGTAGAGCGCAGTGAGGCCAGCCTGCTGCGTCTGCTGCTGTTGTTGACCAGCCGCCAACTGCGCTTGAGCACCAGTAAGGCCAGCCGTCTGAGCGCCCGTGCCCAATGCGCCGAGGTTTTGAGCAGTTTGTGCGCCCATTCCGTAGACTTGGTTAGCAAGAGCTGCCTGCTGCTGTGCCGCAGTCATGCCTTGGCCAAATTGCTGCTGCCCGATGGCACCCAAACCTTGAGCCACACCCGTCTGCTGGCCATACAATTGCTGGCCTAAATTGCCCAACTGTTGACCGGCACCAGAATACTGACCGTAGAGTTGCTGCCCGGCACCACTACCCATACCATACAATTGCTGCGCACCAGCCAACTGCTGGCCAATGCTGCCCATGCCTTGCTGATAACCTTGCTGGCCCAAGTTTGCCAAAGTGCTGGCACCTTGAGTGCCCATGCCGTAGATCTGATTCGCCAGTGCGGCCTGCTGTTGCCCCGTCCCAGTGAATTGACCGTAGAGCTGCTGGCCCGTTGCTGCCTGCGCGGCACGATTCGCTTGTGCAGCCGACAGATTAACGCCCTGCTGCTGTTGTGCGGCACCCAATGCCTGCCCGTAACCTTGATTGAGCAAGTTACCAACGACATTACCCGTGGCAATATCTTGCTGACCACGCAGTGCTGCTTGAGCTATTGCTGCCCGGTCGCCGCCAAATGCGCCAGCTTGGATGGCTTGACCCGTTTGAGCAGCTCTATCCATGGCCTGCTGCTGTTGCAGGGGTGCCAATGTGCCACCGATAACCGTGTTCATGTATGGGTTCATAAACTGGTTAATTTGACGGCCACCGATCTGTTGCGCATTGACATCTTGTGCGCCCGCCAAAGTAAACGGCAAAGCCATGCCGAGGCCCGCTTGGTACTGTTGCCCAGCCTGTTGAACGAGTGGAGCAGAGCCAGCGGCACCTGCGCCATAAGCACCAGTAGCAGCCGCATTGTATCCTTGCGCTTGGCCATAAACATCGCCAATCTGCCCAAGACCTTGCTGAGTAAGGCCAGTGCCTTGTGCCAAGGCTTGCTGTGTCAAAGGTACGCCAGCGCCTAATGCCTGCCCGACAGCGTTCGTAGCGCCAGCCATGTAAGGAGATGCAGCGCCCATAGCGCCACCGTAAAGATTTGCAGCTGCTTGATTATAGGCCGTACCTTGCTGTTGTGCTGTACCTACATTCTGCGTGGCACCGGCAATGTATGGTTGAGCCTGCTGCACACCGCTTGCCAGTGCTTGACCGGCGGCTTGGTACCAAGGTTGGGCTGCGCCAGCCATGGCATTTGTGTTGGCGATACCGGATTGTTGCGTGTCAGTTAAAGGGGCGACGAAGGCGTTAGGGTCAGTGCTATACTGCTGAAATGGCTGCGTAGCCGTCTGTTCGGCTCTCGCGTTGACAGCATTATACCGCGCCAATACTTCTGGCGGGATAGACACTGTACTGGTTGAGCCACCCCCTTTACCACCGCCGCCCGACATTCATTACACTCCAACAACCATCTGATCGGGCAAGGCTTCACCCGTCTTCGTCTTATATAAGAAAAACGTCCCAGCTGGTTCCCCAAAATGACGTTCATACATGCGCATCTTAGCACGGGTTCTAGTATTTGACATTACCCCAATAACAAGGGGAAGTTCAAGACTATCCGATACTTGCTTACTAAACTCGCAAAGCTTATTCGCCCTACCACCACGTTCTTTTCTATACTTGTCGTCTACAAACAAACACTTCTCTTCTATGTACTTTGTGTTGCCGTACCATAATTGAGAGAAACGGAGCAGAACACCGCCCTCAAGTGCGCCAACAGGCCCAATTACGCCGCAAATACCTTCCCAAAGGTACAAAGCTGGCCTAATCATGCCCAAAATCTTGTCATAATCTGCGTCAAACAGCCCATTTTCGTGGAAAACAGCCATTGCAAGGCGCATTAGTTCTGGTTCGTCTGCAGGTGTCGCTATCCGAACTTTGATCTCATTAGACATTGCTAATCCTTCTTTGGACCGGGGAGCTTCTGCAATGTCTTGATTGTCTTGTTCCGCATCTTTTTGACAAACAAATCCAAGGCAGCGTGACCAAGCTCCATATTGCCGTTACCAATACGTGCCACTGCCTCTGGACTAATCACATACTCACCACCAGCCGCAACTATCGGGACTCCGCTTTCCGCACCGCCGTGGGCTCTGTGAGGCAATTCAGCCCCATATGGTGTAGCCGGGCCAGAATAGGGATTGGTTGCGCCGCTGTATGGCTCCCCTTCAAACACACGCTTTGCATGCTTGAACCCAGCCATCGTGTTACCTTCGCCACTAGCCGAGATAATGTCGGCTGGGATGACGTAACTTGACTTAGGCACAACCATGGGCAAGTGGTCGGTGCGGCCAGCAACCGAACTGTGGATTGGCCCCACATGCATTTCAGTGACAGTATGCCCACCTTGGGCGTAGCCACCCGTTGCCATTCCTTGCTCGGACAACCGTTGTTTGTAGATGTCAGAGTTGCGAATAAAATCTAATGCTGATTCAGAGCCACCTTCACCACTGCGTTGAATGCGGCTATCATCCCAAATGTTAGATGGACGTTGGGGTGGCAATGGTGCTTTTTCTGGCAAACTCTGAGATCCAGTTGCACCAGATTGGCCTCTCGATGTTGCTATTTTACCAAGAATTGCTTCTGGGCTCGAAGTCATATCTGGATATTCATTGGCCGCCCGATTTGCATCATATGATTGCGGGACAAGAGCGCGACGACCAAAAGTTACATCTTCAACTGATTGTGGTTGAGGAGTGGCTACTGATGATGTTTGAGGAGAGGCAACTGATGACGTTTGTATTTGTTGGTGATCATCTCGCACATCCATCAACGGATCCCACCGCATTGTGGGTTGGTTCATGATGGGCTTATAAGCAATTTGCGCAGCGTTTGGGTTGTCCAATTCATTTCTGCGATTTTTGAATGCAGCACTTACATTGTGTGCAATATTTTTCCAATTGGTTGAACCGCCCGGGGTATCATAGCGAGCATCACTCGCATTAAACAAAACGTCTGGGTTATAATCTTCTGTAATAGACCGTTCAAAAGCACTTCTGGGCTGACCGCCACCCGTGCCATAACCCTTACGCGCCTCATTTAGCGCTGCGGCAATGGCTTGCTTCTGCGGATGACCGGCATGGATCATCTCGCTGATGTTGGTGCTGATTGTCTTCTGTGACTTACCTTTTTTAAGCGGCATAGCGACCTCACGAATATGATACTGTTGCGGTCATGCCGCTGCCGGGCACAAACACGATACCGTTAGTAACGGGCAAATTAACTGTAACAATGCCAACTGTGTTGGGTATAACAGCGATTGGCAGTGTCGGGGATCCTGTTGATACACTATCATAAACCATACCAGATGCAGAGCCCGCAGTCGTTACAGAAACCTTTGCAACCCACCCCGCTCCAGTGCGTACAAGTGTTGCAGCGCTCAATGCTGGTGCGGAAATCTTGCCAGCCATGAACAGTGTAGCATTTGACACGCCGTTAATAGCAGTCACGCCGTTCTTTTGCGCTGTTAAAAGGTCGTCAAGTGTTGCTGGCATTAGAATCGTCCATCTGGTTGAAAGCGGTAGCGGATGTCACCAAGCCGCCAAAATGTTCCCACGTCATTGCTTGATACCTTAATGGCAATTAGACGGCCTCTGATGCGGGTGCTGATGTATTCAACCGCCTGCGTCATATTATAGGGGCCATATGCCACCGGTGTATCGCCGGGGTAATTTGTCGAGTAAAATGTAATTTGCACTGTCGAATTAGGCTGCTGGCTATATTGGCCCCACTTCATGTCTGGCCAAACTTGGTCGAGGAACACTAACTGATCAGCCTCAGACACCTCAAAGTAACCCGTCTGAAAGCTAGACAGCATGGGCATGCCGTCCGCATCATTGGTTACTTCATGCTGATAAATGTAGCCAGTTGACGGATCCGCACCGATCGGCGGGCCAAGGACAGACTGATCAACCCATGCGCTTCTTGCTAGTGATCCATAGTCCCACTGCTGTAGCACGGTGTTAAATTTGACGTAGCTGTCAACTTCGCCATTACCAGCAACAGATGGATAGTACCAAGTCACCTCATTGAACTGCGCATTAGTTGCACAACGAATACGGTTTGTGTAAGGCAAACCATTGGCATCATAGCCTTGATTAAGGTTCTGAAATACTACGTCCCACACTGGGCACGGCATCGTGTTTGGATCGCCGCCAGAATAGCTAAAAAACTGCTTCTGGCTCATCCAATATGTCACGCCGCCTAATGTAGCGGCTGCACCACGTGCAATAAGACCACAGCCCGTTTTGACTTTGTTGAATGAATAGACATACGGAGGGCCAATGTATTGCATCGCCCAGAGGTCAATGTCAGTCCATAGCAGGCCTTGTTGGTTGGCCTGCAAGCCACCTACAATCAAACTGCCGGTAGGAATACGGTAAGAGCCAGCTTGGTTGGTAACTGTTGCATCCCACACAGTGTAATTTTCAACGTCCGAATATCGGACCAGCAAAGGATCGCTTGCGCCAGTAAATGTCGAACCATACGCAATAATTTGCCGCTGAGGCATGGCAACAAACATGCCCGTATTAGCTAGGGGCACATTGTCGATGATTTGCGCATTTTGTAAAACACCATATGGCTGCCATACATAAATGGGGCCACCAGTTGGGCATGCAAGCAAGTACTCGCCCCAGTTATCTAGCGTCCAATCTGTCGCAGTGATTGTTGTCCCAGCTGTGGGCGTGATACCGGAGCCAGTACCGTAACCGCCAACCCCATAACCACCAATACCGTAGCCAGAGCCAGCAGGTTGCGGAACAACCGCGTAGTAAATTATTGCTTCGACATATCCATTATTTTCAAATGCACCGGCTGTTGATGTTGCTGTATTTGAAGCTGTAAACGTAAAGGTATTAGCGTCAATTACAGATGTAATTGTGTATGTACCTGTAAGCGGAATGCCGCCAACAGTTGTGGCTGGTTCTACTGCTAATTGCGCACCAACATATTGCCCGTGATTTGGAAATGTAACAGTGACGGTCGGTGAGGCTGTCAGTGTTTGATAGTAAGCAACTTGGCCGGGAAATGATGCTGTATGAGTACCCGACCCAGCAGATGACGTATTGATTAGTGCGCCGCTTGGAGTAAGCGAAATGTTAAACGTGGTCGATGTCAAATAACGGACAAAATATGTTGTCCCAGCTGTAATGCCGGTCGGTAACGTACCCGTGGTGGTAAATTTTACAACAGTGCCATTTGCTGGTGCGGATGCACCAGTAATGACAGCAGGCGATCCATTGCTAATAGTAGCTGTCTGCGTGTTTGTATATGTCGCTGCGGTTTCGGCATTGACTTGAAAGTCATTTGCATCAAGCACGTTATCAATCGTATACGCGCCAAAAAGCTTTGTGCCGCCCAAAGATACCGGCGTTACATAGTAAATGTAACTGTAAATGTTAGCGAAACTTGAATTGATTTTCATTGTAATCGTAGTTGAGCCAGCCGTTGTTGTGAACGGTGGCACCACGGTGTAAATGGCATCCTTGGGTGTAATGTCTTGGTTAATGCCTTCATAAATGACAGACAGTGATAATTCCGCACCTACGGCAAGCCGCTTAACACCATTCAAATCTTGCCATGCCTTCATGTTACGGACAGGCGATGCAATCGTGTTTGGGTAATATTTAACCCAGCCGCCAAGCTTTTGCGGCAACCCAAGGCCAGACCGATCGGGCAGGAACCGAATGAGATTAGATTGCGAAAGCGCGACCTCGTTTAAGGCTGGCGTTTTCTGAGTATCGACACCGGGAATTAACTTGAGGGCTGCATGTGGCATGCGTTAGCCTCTTGTCGGTGTGGCAACAGGTGACGGCGAGTAAGATGTCCAAGCCGCCGCCTCATACTTTTTGCGGACTTCTTCAACAAGGGCGCTCTTCAAGAGGGCGTTGTATTGGCCTTCATAGCTCTGTGCCATGGCTGGATCATCCGACTGGCGGCCAAAGTTACGCTGATAGGCGCTGATATAGATCATGCTGGCCATGATCATAACATCTGGCAGATATGTGCTGATAAAGGTTGTCGTATTGGTTGCAGACAAACTTGCGGGCCTTGCCGTACCAGTGATTGTAATGGTGTAGTTGCTGTCTGGCCATGGGCCAAATACAAAGTACTGGGATGTATTGCCCGTGGTAGCTAAGTCGCCGCCGTAAGTTGCAAAATATTGCGGCAGAGCGGCACCCGAATTGGTGCTGTAAACATTTTGTATGAATGACTTAGCAACTGGCAAAACCGGCGTATTGTTCGGCCCCACGGTGATCGTTTGGGTCGTTACAAAGTCGCCGGTCGGAATTGCCAATTGGCTGTTATTAGGTGTCAGAGAATAGGTACGCGACACTTGCGTAGACAGAAAATCAATGTCACGGCACATGCGGTTTTCCGCATAGGTGATCATCTGAGGCAAGATGGCGATGTAGTTAGGATCCGTCTCTGGGACAACGGCCATAGTCGCTATTTGCGTAACATATTGAGAATATGTAAGGCCAGTTGTCATAGGAACCCTTATCCTGCCATCTTTGCCGCCTCACTCTTGACGCGACCTACACGTGCGCTCCAGCCCTTGCCGTAACGGGCAAAGGTTGGCAACTTTTGCAGATACTCTAGCCTATTATCGCATAGTTTTGAAGCCGTTTCAGCCCCATCGCAGTCGGCCAGTGCCGCTATTGTGGCATCGTCCAACTTGCCGGTCACCTCAACATCCAAAATGGTCTGCACGTACCGCAAAGCTCTCGCCGGACCAGAGTTGACCGCGAAGTCCATCAAGGCATAATCAAGGCCACGAGGACAAATGTCCCCACCGATAACATCCCAAAAGCGCTGCTGATACAGAGGATATACATCAGCAGGAATAAGATTTCGCATAGCTTGTTCATTAACTTCATGCCCACACCAGTCCTCCAAGGTCTTCTTGGTCACGCCCCAGTTGGTCATGCCGCCCGGATCATTTTTGTCGTTCACGAAGCCGCCTTCTTCCTTAATGATGAGCTTTATTACATCGTCCCAATTGTCTTTCATTTGCGGAAACCCTTACTTTTGCTGATGGATTCAACCGACTTTACTTGAGATTGACGGTGATTCGCCCATTGTAACCACTCTGCAGCTGCATCAACATCCATAATGACAGTAATAATGCCCTCTTCACGCAGTGCATTGGGGTCAACAATGGTCACGCATGCTGGCAGGTTGTGATCTGGGAAGCCCTTCGCATCGGCAAACTCATCGTAGACCTTATAGGCACCAACCCGAATGGCATGCGACCATAGGCCCGTCATGGGATCTTTAGTGACATTGTAGCCAAAAACGTGTTTGTGGCCACAGACAAGGATATGATCGCGCCAACCCATTTGAGCCGCCTTGGATACGCCGTGAGCTGGGTTCCACTGGCTGTGTCCTTGGAAGTCATGGCGACAATTGATTCGGATGTCTCGGCCTTGGCGGTGCTTTAGGTTCAACCGAATGCCGTGATCTTGGTTTGGTGTGCCAATTTGACGGCATAGCCACTTGATAGGGTCGTCCGTTCCGCTCCAGCAGTCGTGATTGCCGTTCACAATGTAAAGCCAATTGACCTTACGCAAAAACCACTCGACAATCATGCGGGCTTGCTTTGCCGATGTTGCTTGATTGCCATACAGCCGAGCCAAGCGGCCAATCCAGTTATTGCGAAGATCACCAACATTGCCAGCCATAAGGTTGGGGGTGATGTTGGTAAGGTTCATGTGATGCTCAAGCAGCGCAAGGTCACAACCGTCATCGTCAACATGGGGATCACCCATGTGCAGAATGCCATAGACACCGTTTAAGTTGACGTTAAGCGAGACAAGCTTGCGAGATGTCTTGGCTTCTGCTTTTTGTGTGAATTGCCGCTTGCGCCACTCTATGAGCTCCTCGACGGGCAGGTCACTGTCTGGTAGATCAATGAAGGTAAACTTATCTGTATGGTCATCTGCATTTAGTTTAGTCAAATTTGCCTTAGCCATTTAGTGATCCTACGTTGTTGATTCGGTTGGATTACTTAGACCTTAAATTGTTTAATGTGTCATCCTTTTGACGACTACCATTGGAGGAGCCAAACCAAAAACTTAGAACTAAGGTTAACGCAGCATCAAGCGTCCCGAGTACACGTGCGACGAGCTCTTTCATTGTCGGCTCAATGACGTGGCTAAAAATGTAAAACTGAATGACAACCCACGCGACGACAACAACAAACGAAAGGATGTCTGGTGTCCAGTCCTTTGTTTCTATTCGCATTTTTCTTGCCGAATCACGATCTGACGCAGAGATGCGCTCAAGGTCGATGTCGAGGTTCTTCATTTGAACTTTGAAGTTGTTTTCGGCATTCTTGATGGCCACTATCTGGTCCGGTGAAGCAGATGCAAGAGCCGTATTGATGTCGTCCTCAGAGCCGTTTTCATGACCTAACAAGGCTGTGGAAAGTGCCTTTACAGCCATCCCAGCAACTGGTCCACCAATCGCTGTTGCAATCGTGGGTGCAATGGTTTCAATGAGAGAGCCGAACTTACCGAGATCCATTATACTTAACTCCGTAAAAGTATAATCCCTATGCCCAATATTATACTTAACACAAACAAAACAATAGCTGTGACAATACCAGCTTCTTTGATGTCTTCCAATCTAGCTTCTGCTAAACGCTCTTCTTCATACTTTTGACGTTCAATCTCTTTGCGGATGTTGATTACTTCACGCTGCACTTGATCCCAAGCGGCAAGGCCAAACTGTCCGATAAACATGTTCTTGGCCTTTTCGGCTAGACTAACAGCCTCCGCCTTAGCCGTGTAGCGTTCAATGGCTATCTGTTCCGCTGTCTTGTTGGAGAATATATTGGTGGACGGCTTTTCAGCGGTCATGTGGGTCAGCTTTGCGACACTACCCCAAAGCTCGGATAGGTCGGCTGCCATGCCTTGTATTTCTTTACCAGCGGCAATCCCAGCTTGTATGCCCGCATAAGCTGCTTGCGCTGCCGCCAAAATGGTTAACGGATCCATTACGACCCATCCATTTTACGCTTTGTTGCTTCCTTATATGCTTTGTAACTGCGGTAAATTAAGAGGCCCGTACCAAGGATAGCCATGAGTAGGTGCAGCCATGCGTTCAATTCTGCCGCCCAGATGGGCATCGTAATCGCTCCTCCAGCAAGTGAGGCATCTATAACTGTGTCGTGTTCCTGCTGGGTGGTCATGGCTGCACCTTAAATGTTACTGGGCCGGTGGCTGTGGTGCTTCGGCAGCTTGGGCTTTTGCCAGCTCTTCGGCACCTTGTTTTTGAAGCTTTTCAACCAAATCCTTCACTTCTGCATACGGACGAGCCGCAACAGCGTTCAAGATGTAGTTCACTTCATCAACAGTCAAAGTAAGAGTGATATTCATGTTTAACCCTTTATGATGTTTACAAGTCTAGAATTTGGCTCAAGTGAAATGAACCCATGGTATTGACCGGGTTCCCAATCAAGTACCGCGCCGGAAGATATAACACTTTCCCACCCTTCGCCAAAGGCTTTTATAGAACCTTTCGCACAGATAGAAATATGAACGTCATCTTCCGTATGAACATGAAGCGGGAGTTCGTCTCCCACATTGGGAAAGTCGTAGATAGTGCCCTTTAATTTACCAAGTTCTAATGGTTTTGATTGCAGCATTACAGCACCTTTGGTCCAACTTGTTTTGCGGGATCAATTATCGGAGCCGCAGGAGGCACATAGGCCGCAATTTCTCCATATGCACCAGATACAAGTGCGTCATACAATGCGCGACCATGATCTTCGGTATCATTTTTATCAGCCGTAAACGGTATCTCTACTGGAACGGTATCGAACTTAACCATGCAATCTATGCGCGTTTGGTCCTCACTTGCATAAATTGGGTGAGATACTTTTTCAACTTTGCTCATATTATGCAATCCTCACAAATAAACCGCCGCCCGATAATCCACTGCAACATCCACCACCACTTTGCAAATGAAGGCCATTCATTGCCTGCCATGTACCACTTACAGCAGCACCATCACCACTAGTTCCCATTCCCCCAACTGGTGTGTTTTGCCCGCCTAAAAACATGTAAGCCCATCTTAAATTGCTTCCAGCATATGTAGTGCCAGCGTTATAATTTGCAGTGCCAGTTCCCACATACCGAAGAATAGCATAAGTTCCAACAGCGCCAAAAGTTGTAACAAGAGATATAGTGCCGCTTGTTGTGATTGTGCCGCCGGTTAATCCCGTACCAGTCGCAACCGAGGTTACAGTTCCGCCAGCAAGTGTGGACGAGATAGTAATCGCGCCTTGGTTAGCATTAACTGAAATGCCCGAACCGGCATAGACAGCGGAAACATAACCACCAGAAACTGTACCGGCAGTCGATGCGTAACCAGAACTGCCCGTGATGTTGATGCTATAAGTACCGCTGTTGTTGTATACGCCATTGGTAACAGTTGCAGCATTGCCGGAAATGTTGATGCCGTATGTGCCGCCATTGTTATACACGCCATTGGTGACCGTAGCGGCATTGCCGGATACGTTAATGCCCCAAGTGCCGGAAGCGTTCCCACCAGTTAAAGTGGGTGCGTAAGAGTTATAATTTGAAGTTGTTAGGCCATTTGTAACAGTAGCAGCATTACCAGTAATGTTAATGCCCCAAGTTCCAGAAGCGCCCGTACCTGTTAGGGTTGGCGCATATGAGTTAAAATTAGACGTTGTTAAACCGTTGGTGACAGTGGCGGCATTACCAGAAATATTGATGGCCCAAGTGCCAGATGCACCCGTTCCAGTGGGTGTTGGCGGTGTGTAACCTAAAGCGGTCGTAACATCACTAGATGTCAATGACACCGAACCCGTGCGAGTATTGAAGGACAGCACACCCGTATTGCTGATCGTCGGGTTATTGCCAGCGCTAATCGAGATACCAGCACCAGCATTCAATTGCAGGCGTAAGTCATCGGCAAACGTGATGTTTGTGCCGTCAGAGAAAATAAATGTGCTCTGCGTCACGCCATTTCCACCAGAGGCCGCTACATA